CAATTGGAAAGTAAAAGACATGGAATTTAATAGTTGGGAAGTTGCTCACTTTAGATTACTTGGTGATGATAGAAAACTACCTTACGGAACTTCCATGTTGGAGAAAGCAAGAAGAATTTGGAAACAATTATTATTATCGGAAGATGCGATGTTAATTTACAGAACTTCAAGAGCGCCTGAAAGAAGGGTGTTTAAAGTATTTGTAGGTAATATGGATGATAAAGATGTGGAAGCATATGTACAACGTGTGGCAAACAAATTTAAACGTGATCAAATTGTAGATAATAAAACAGGTAATGTTGATTTACGTTTCAATCAAATGGCGGTGGATCAAGATTATTTCGTACCCGTACGAGATGTTTCACAAACAATGCCGATTGAGACATTAGCAGGAGCACAGAACTTATCTGAGATTGCAGATATTGAATATATCCAAAAGAAATTGGTAACCGCATTACGTGTACCAAAAGCATACTTAGGATTTGAGGAAGTGGTTGGTGATGGTAAGAACTTATCATTACAAGATATTCGTTTTGCAAGAACTATTAATAAAATACAAAAAGCAATGATTGCGGAAATGAATAAAATCGCAATCATTCACTTATTTATTTTAGGTTTTGAGGATGATCTACAAAACTTTACATTAGGGCTAACTAATCCGTCAAAACAAGCGGATTTATTAATGATTGACGTATGGAAAGAAAAAGTATTATTATATAAAGATTTAGTATCTGAAATACCTAATACTTTGGCACCAACATCAGCAACTTGGGCTAAGAAACATATTTTTGGTTTCTCAGATGAGGATATTAAATTAGATACACAACAACAAAGATTAGAAAGAGCGGTTGCCGCTGAATTAGCAAATACCGCAACTGTTATTACACATACGGGTATGTTTGATGTTGTAGATAGATTATATAAATCTAAATCAGGTTCTACTGAAAATCCACCAGCAGGTGGGGAAGCACCGGCAGGTGGTGGAGGTGGAGGATCTTTCGGAGGAGGAGGATCATTACCTGACTTCGGTGGAGGGGGAGGTGAAACTTCACCTGAACCGGCATTACCACCATTAGGGGGTGAAGAAGCGGGTGGAGCACCTGAATCACCGGCACCGGGAGCACCACCAGAAGAGGAAGAAACTTTACCTGAAGGAAAGAAAAATGACAACTTAAATATCTTACTAGAAAGTGACGATATTCATGGTGACAAGTACATTGATTTATCAAAAGGTAGAAATTCTTTAGGTTCAATTGAAAACGAACTGAGCAAATTATTAAGAGATTGATATTTATAATAAAAAAGATTATGAAATTCGGTAAATTAAAATCAAAAATAGAAAACAAATTAGTTGAATCATACAAGAATGGTACAATTAAATCTGATATGTCTAAATTTAACTCGTTAGTGTTAAAGAATAAAAATGTATCTAAACTTTTCTACTTATACGATGAGTTATCAGCTAATAAAGGTCTAAACGAATCGATCGCTAATGAATTCATTAATCAAAGTATTATTGCGTATGAGAACGCAATTAATAAAATTAAACCAAATGACTTAAAAGAATTAAATCTTTGGTTAGAAGGTAGTGAATACAATAATGAATATGATGTTGTTGACAATTTATTCTCAACAGGGATTACAAAATTGGAAGAAAAAATTACAAGTAAAAAAACAATTTTAGAAACAATCACAAAATCCCCAAAAGAGGAAAAAGAAGTTGTTACAATACCGTTAAAAACAATGGTGGGAATTGCAAACAAAACTATTAGTAGTTACGTAAGTAATCTAAGTGAATCCGATCAGAAAAAATTAAAAACTATTTTGTCTTCTAATGAAGATGAATTAAAAGAAAAATATAACTCCTTAAAAGAGAGTGTAATCTCCAAGTTAGAGAAAATCCAAGAAAGTGAGCAAGATAAAGAAGTAGGAAATGCCATCAATGAAACAATTGAAAAAGTTAGTTCTGAATCATTTGATAAGTTGACTTATTTAAAACTACAAGAATTAAATAATAATCTTTAATCGTTACTTTTAATTTTTTGACGATAAATAGCCTTATTAAGGATTTCTCTATTTTTAACAGACCTTTTAGTAAACTCTTTCCTATCATTTAGGTGAGAGTTTTGTCTTGTTTTAATCACCTTACTTTTCAGCTCTTTAAGGGCTCTTTCAATCCCCCCATTTTTGGTTACGTGTACTATTAGCATAATATATTTTAAGATTTTATTTTATATTTGATATATATCACAAAATTAACTATTTTTTCATAAAATAAACATTGTATTATGAAAATATCAAATGAAAAAAGGGAAAACCTCAAAACTGAGCGGGTTTAGAAACTCCAAAATTACCTACGGGACAGTAGATTCAAAAAATTTCAAGTCGTTATACTTGAACCTCCAAACATGGGCGGAACCAAAAATAGAAGTAGAGAACTGGACAAGGCTCGTATTAAATATGAACCGATCAATTAAACACTCAGTATTCAACCACATAGATAAACAAATGTTTGACGATAAGTTTATTGTGGACATGGATCTAAGAACAAGTGGATTATCACTAAAAAAGAAATCATTTATGAATTTAGAAATTAATCTCTATCTTATTGATGAGGTGGATTTCAAAGATTTAAAACTCAAACGTAAATTAAAGGAAATTGTTAAGGGATTATATAATGACGTATTACATAAGAACGATAATTTCAAGTTTTACCTAACAAAAAATGGGAATGTTAAACCAATTAAAGTAAAAACCGAAAAAGTTTAGTATTTATAATAAAAAATACTATGAGCGGTTATAAAATTTTAGGACCCCAAGATTCGGGTAAAGGTATTCTTATTGAATATGATGCGGGATATATTAATCCTAACGAGGGTCGTAATTTAGATATATTAAAAGAGTCAAGAAATATGCTTGACCACTCTAAACCATTTGAATTTTATGCGGTATTACAGAAATATAATACCCCTAATAGAAATGGTAGAGTTTATCCTGAGAAAATATTAAAGAGAGAGTCGGAAAACTACAAAAAGATGATTGAAAAGGGAACCTCTCTCTCTGAATTAAATCACCCTGAATCATCATTGATTGATTTAGATCGTGTTTCTCACATTATCACAGAAGTATGGTGGGATGGTAATGTATTGTTAGGTAAAATAAAATTACTTACAAGTCCTGGTTTCCATGAAAGAGGTATTGTTTCCACAAAGGGGGATTTAGCGGCAAACTATTTACGTCAAGGAGTTACTTTAGGTATTTCTTCTCGTGGGGTAGGATCACTTAAAAAAGTGGGGGATCAAAATGAAGTACAAGATGACTTTGAATTAATTTGTTTTGACCTTGTATCTTCTCCGTCTACACCGGGGGCTTATTTATTCTTAGATAAAAATGACCGATTAAAATATGAGGAAAATTTAGATGAGGAGAAAAAGATGAATTTAGAAAGAGCAACGGGAATGGAATCTTCATCTGTTGAGAAAACAAAAAGTTTAATGGATAAATTAACTTCATTTCTTGACAAATAAAAAAATAAGTTCTATGATTAAATAAAAATAATAAATTATGGAACAAGGAGAAAAGTATTTTGTGGCTAAAATCACATCAGATTTGTTAGACAGCGAATCGGGAAAAGTTAGAAAAGTTAGAGAAGAGAAATTAGTATTGGGATATACCCCTACTGATGTTGAGGCTAAAGTAACCAAAGTATATGAGCATTACACAATGGATTGGAGAATTACATCAATCACAGAAAGTAAAATTGACGAGGTTATTGACTAATTTTTAATTTAATTACATTTTATTGAAATGGAGGTATTTTTTAATATCTCCATTTTTTTTTGTCTCAATGTTATAAAAATGTGAATTTTTTCAAATAGCATACTATTTATATTGTAAAAACAACAAAACTATAATGAGCGAAAAAAAATCATTGGTTGAAGATACTTTCTTACAAATGAAAAATTTGGAAGAAGTTATCAACGAAAATGCAAAAGGAATACTTGCTTCTACAATGAAGGAAGAAATCAGATCATTAGTAAAAGAGTCCCTTAACGAGCAAGACGACGAAGAGGAGATTGATGTAGATGCTGATTTTGAAGATACTGACGTATCTGATGATGAGGTTGATAATTTCGGCGACGAAGACGAAGATGAGTTATCTATTGATGCTGACTTCGACGACGAAGACGAGGACGACACAATTGACCTAACAGGTGCATCGGCTGAAGACGTATTAAAAGTTTTCAAAGCAATGGGTCCTGAAGATGGTGTGATTGTTAAAAAAGAAGATGGTATGATACATTTATCTGATGATAATAACGATGTTGACTATTTTATCCAATTAAGTGAATCCGAACAAGAAGATGACGAAAAAGAAATGTTGAAAAACGATGAACTTGAAGAATCTTGGATGGATGAAGAAGAAGATGAAACTACCGAAACTATTTACGAAATTGAGTTAGAATACGTAGATGGTGAAAACGATGAT